CAAACAGCCAAGTGCAGACCAACAGGCCATGGAAGCCAAGATGAAAGAAATTGAGATTAAGATGATGCTGGCACAGGCGCAGATAAAGCAGTTAGAGGCAACAGCTACCAAGACCCTAGTTGATGCCCAGTTTGCCAGTATGCAGGCAGGCAGTCAGGTGGTGCTACAACCGGCTATCGCGCCGGTAGCAGATCAGGTATTAGTAAACGCAGGTTATCAGTCGCCGACCCCAGCTGGAATTGACCCAGGCTTTAGCAATCAACCTTATCAGCAACCACAACAGCCACCGCAACCTTCACCTGAAGCCCAACAACAGGCAATGCTAGGACAGCAATCGCTAACGCCAAATACCTCGCCGCAAATGCCAGCCGTGCCACAACAGGCGGGTTCTGCACAGAGCGGAATTGAGACCTCACGAAATGAGAATATTGGGTGATTTAGTGTATACTGTAAGTGTGACTAGGCTCGACTTAATTACTCGATCCGAAAAGCGGCCATCCACGCCGCCGTCACATCCTCAACGTGGACTTAAAACAGTGGAGTTTAAGATGGGCCAGTTATATAAAATATCGTTTAAAACCAGCGGTCGGGCTTATATCGGTATAAGTTCTATGTCGGCCGATATTCGATTCAAAGCACATTCGCATGAAAAGAATAATTATCCTATTGGACTAGCGTTCAAAAAATACGGTGTCGATGATGCTGTGTTAACCATATTAGCCGAAGAAAACGACTGGGCTACTTTATGTCAAATGGAAATAGCGGCCATTGCTGAACATAATACTAAATCACCGAACGGTTACAATATTACGAATGGTGGCGAAGGCGTTGTCGGAAATGTATGCACGGAAGAACAAAATAAAGCCAATTCGGAAAGAGCAAAGATACGATTTTCAACACCAGAGGCTCGCCAAGCAAATTCAGAGCGTATGACATTGTATTTTTCAAATCCTGAAGCGAGAAAATCTCAATCAGAACGAAAGAAAGCATATTTTGATTCAAACCCGGAAGCCGGAAAAGCACACTCAGAACGAGCAAAACTGTGGCTTTCCACACCAGAAGCACGTAGAGCTAATTCAGAAAGAGGGAAGTTAAGGTTTTCTAAACAAGAAGAACGTAACGCTGCTTCAGAAAGAACAAAATTGTATTTTTCAAACCCGGATGCGCGCAAAGCTCAATCAGCAAGCCAAAAACTTAGGTTTTCAAATCCAGAAGAATGCAAATCTATCTCAGATCGCCAAAAGTTACGATTTTCAAATCCTGAATCACGCAAAGTTTTATCAGAAAGCCAAAAACTAAGGTTTTCAAACCCCGAAGAAGGCAGAGCTATTTCAAAAAGACAAAAATTACTGTATTCAACACCAGAAGCAAGAGCAAGACAAAAGTGTTATCTTGCAGTAGGCTGGGCAAAAAAAGCAGGACGACCATTCTCATATTTACCTAAAGCACTTAACAGCAACCTTTAACCCAGGAGAACACCATGTACACCGTAAGATCAAACCAAGATGCTACCGCACCAACCCGTGTTGGTGAAAGACCACAGGCTAACAACTGGCAGGCAGGAACCGTCCAGCAAGTTGACGCTGGCCTGATCGGTTATTACCAAGAACACAGTGACGTTTTTACGATCCTTGGAGGCGATGGCGCATTAACCGAAGGTGTAGAGGTTTTAACCGGCTTAACCGCAGTTAATGTCACACAAAGTCTAGTCCAACAAGTTAATTTCACATTAACCGATGTGGCGATCACAGTGACAGATGCCCTCGCTTATGCCAGTAAGAAGATTTTTACCTTCCCGGCTGGTCGTATTTTATTGTTGGGTGTAACGGCTTCGCTTAAATGGGCCGTGACGACAGACCGTGCCGCAACAACAGGGACCATTAATGATTCAGCTTCATTGACGTGGGCGATTGGATCAGTCGCAGCCAGCAACATCACCTTAAGTTCAACAATGGTCGATATGTTACCCAAGCTAACTAAAGTGTTGGATGGTGCCGCAGCTGCATACACGGCCACGGCTTCAACAGGCGCATTAGCAGCAAGCGCACAGTTTGATGGGACTACAACCCCAGTCCCTGTTTATTTGAATGTGGGCTTTGAAACCAATACAGATATTGACCACGATGGAATTTTGAACACGAAAGGAAGCATCATAATGACGTATCTTAATCTAGGTGATTATTTATAGGTTATTGATTAACATGATTTTAACAACAGAAAAAACGATTGTAATTAGAATGAGCCAAGAGGAAGCGGGTATTTTAATGGCACTATTGGGATTGGTTAGGGGGTATCCAGATTCATTAGGACGAAAAACGACAGACTCACTATTAGCTTTGCTTTTTGATAATGGCGTTTGTAAGGTATCAGCTTTTGATGAAGATACGCCGGGAATAACATCTATTGATACCAGGAACCGGTAACATAAATGATTGATTAATAAGTATTTATTAGCAACTTAACCTATAGGTTATGTTAGCATGTGTAATCAGTTGATAGTCTCTAACATCTTGATTCTATTATTGCTAAAAAGTAAATAATGTGATAAATATAAGACTCTCTAAACCGTCTGCTCACGATACGAGTAATTATTACCTTCTACGGAATAATTTGAGATTTTATGATGTATGAGTAAAGATGCTGAATATTACGAAAATAATCCGACTGAGTTCGACAGTTTGACCGATGACGAGAAAGACGCTGTTTTAGGCGGCGAAGCTCTTGAGGACGAAACCAAAGGCGAAAGCACTAAGGAAAACAGCGAGTCGTCCGCCGCTGTAGAGGAAGAACCCGAATTACTGGCAAAGGACGGAAAGCACCAGATTCCCTACCAGGAGTTGGTGGATGCTCGTTCAAAGGCGGCAGAATGGGAGCAGTTCGCAAGCCAACAAGCTGAACTAATCAAGTCTCTACAAGAGGCAAAGATTCAGGATGCTGGCACCGGCGATACGAAAGCCCAAGATGCAGTTCTGGAAGAATATCAAGGCGAGTTCCGCGAAGTTGCCGAAGATATGAAGCCGTTTATTCAGAAGATGATCGACGAGGGAATCAAAAACGGCCTGTCGCAGTTTCAAAACGAGATCAATGAACGGGTCGCACCCGTTGAGAAGATCGCCAATGAAACCGCACAAGAGCGCTATTTTTCATCCATCAGGCAAGCGCATCCCGATGCAGATGAAATCGTTGACGACAAAGCTTTTAATGTTTGGGTCAACAAGCAACCCTCTTTTGTCAAAGCAAGTTACATCGAGGCGCTGGAATACAAGCGCCCCGCTTCTGACTTGATTGAAATGTTTTCGGCCTATAAAGAAGCCCAAGGCATTAAGCCTGTTACCGATGTAGCAGGCAAAGCACAAACCATTATCGCTAATACCAAACGCAGCAATCCAGGAAGCCTTACCGATATCCCGGCAGGCACCACCGGAAAGCATGACGAGGTTGAGCAAATGCTGACGATGACAAGCCGCGAACTTGAACAAAAGTTTTTCGGAAAATCACCGGATGAAATTAACAAGATGATGGCAAAGTTGATATGAACTAAAGAATACTCTGCTTAGGGCAGAGAAAACGCAACGTCGATAAGAGACGAAGCCACTCCCGTAGAAGGAAACAATTATCATGGCTATGACCAATGTACCCTATGGGTCGGATCAAGCAATCCGTATCCAGAGCGCAGGCTTATTTGCAGCCTGTATGCAACGCAACACCATTTTAAACCGGCTCACCGGCCCAATGCCGATGCAGTCAGACGCAGAAAGCGCGATTCGCGTTCAATCGAGCAATAAATACCCGATTGTCCTCTGCAAAGATTTGAGCAAAACCGCAGGTGACGAGATCACTTTCGATTTGATTAACCCGTTAGGCGGCAAGCCTATTATGGGCGGTCAAAATGCTGAAGGCTTGGGCGAAGCGTTAAGTTTCTCACAAGACAAACTACGTATTAACCAAACCCGCAAACCCGTATCCGCTGGCGATGCAATGACGCAACAGCGTACCCGATGGCAGTTACGGTCATTGGCACGGGCGGCGGCAGAGGAATACATGAATCGTTTGATGGACCAGATTAGTTTAGTTCATTTGGCAGGCGCAAGAGGCTTTCACAACAATATTGAATGGGCAGTACCGCTGCAATCCGATGTGGATTTTTCCAGCATCATGATTAATTCCGTCAAAGCCCCTACGAAAAACCGACACTTTATGTCCACGGGTTCAGGCATTGAACCGATTGCCGCAAGTGGCAATGATATTACCATTGCTACAACCGATGTTCTTAACATTGATGTGGTTGATGGTATCAGAACCGTGATGGATTCCATGGCGATGCCGCCGCCCCCCGTTATTTTCGAGGGCGACAAGATGGCAAGTGATTCGCCATTAAGAGTTCTGTTGGTATCCAGCGAAAACTACACCTCGTTCCTGCAATCAACCAACTTCCGAACGTTGCAAGCGCAAGCCATGGCGCGGTCACAAACCGCAGGTGGAAACCCGCTATTCATGGGCGACGCAGGTATATGGAATGGTATCTTGATTGTCAAAATGCCTAAACCGATTCGCT